ATAACAAATTTGCAAGGCAGTAATTTAGGTAGTTTGTTTAACGTTTATTACTAAAATGTTTATACGTTTGTATAAAATTTCTTAACTTACTAATTTTGCAACGTTTAAAGGAGAAATTAAATATGGAAGATTTTTTAAGTATGGATAATATCCTTACAGGAGATGAGGCTGCTAGCCTTTTCGTAGAGGATAATACACAGAAAGAAACCCCTGAAAAACCTGAAGAGAAAGGGGAAACAAAAACAGAAACTGAAACTGAAGAAATAACAACTACTGAGGTAGATTCAGAAGATCTATTTGAAGATACAGAATCACCAGAGAGCGTAAGTAGTGAAGAGAAAGTAAAAGGAAAGAAAGATACCACTTCTTCTGAAAAGGATGGTTCTTCTCCCGAACAAAACAACTTCTACTCTTCCATTGCCAGCGCCTTGAAAGAAGAAGGTATCTTTCCTGACTTAGATGATGAAACTATTGATAAAGTTGTTGAAGCAGAAGATTTCAGAGATTTAATTGCACAGCAGATACGTGCAGGTATTGATGAATCTCAAAGAAGAGTTTTAGATGCTCTTAATGCAGGTGTTGAACCTAATGTCGTTAATCAATATGAGCAGACATTAAACTATTTAAATAGTATAACAGAGGAGCATATTAACGATGAGAGTGAAAAAGGAATAAATCTTAGAAAACAATTACTGCAACAAGACTTTATAAATAGAGGTTATAGCAGAGAAAGAGCTATAAAGATGACTGAAAAACTGTTTGCTTCCGGTGAAGATATTGAAGAAGCAAAACAGGCATTACAAGGAAATAAAGATTTCTTTGAAGGTAAATATCAGGAAATTCTTGATAAGGCAAAAAAGGAAGAGGAAAACAACAAAAAAGCTGTAAAGAAACAGGCAGAACAATTAAAGAAAGACATAATGGATAGTGAAAAAATCTTTGGAGATATTGAAATTGACAAAGCCACTAGACAGAAAGTCTACGATAATGTTTCAAGACCTGTTTACAAAGATCCTGAAACAGGAGAATTCTATACAGCTATTCAAAAATATAAGAAAGATCACGAAAATGATTTTATTAAGAATGTTGGAATTCTTTTTACACTTACTGATGGTTTTACTAATTTAGATAAACTTGTTAACCCTTCAGCAAAGAAAGAGGTAAAGCGTAAGTTAAAGGAATTGGAGCATACTCTTAATAATACATCAAGAGACAATGGAGGAGCACTTAAATATGTAAGTAGCGGTACTTCTTCTACAAACAAATCTATATTTGATCAAGGCTTCGTGATTGATATAAATTAATAATTGATAACTTTAACTTATAAATAAATTTTTATTATGGCAGGTAAGCTAGGTAAATTCTAGATGCAGCAATTTACAGGTTGGAAAGGTATCACAAAAGATAATCATATTGCTGCTATCTATCAAAGAGCTCCACAACAGGCTTCTAATTTCATGGTACAACTTCTTGCTTTATATAGAGGTAAATCACTGGAAAGTGAATTAGCAAAGTATCCTGTTAAATATTTCGATACTGATGATGAATTCACATGGCAAGTAATTGGCAGTTCTAGAAGAAATATCCCTCTTGTTGAGGCTAGACGTGAAGATGGTACAGTAGTAACTTCTGGTGGTGCAAACGTTGGTGTAGGCACATCTCCATTCTATCTTGTATTTGCAGAAGATTGGTTTGCTGATGGAGAAGTACTTTTCGGTAATCTCAATGAAGTTTATCCAATGAGAGTCCTTGGTGATCCAAGAATGGAAGGTACTAATGCTGTTTATAAAGTAGAACTTATGGGTGGTATCACTGACGGTATTCCAGTAGAACGTCTGTTACAAGGTGAAAGATTCTCTCATGAGTATGCTCCAGTAGAAAGAGAACTCTCTAGAAAGGTTGGTGATGTAAGATTCACAGCTCCTATCACTATGAGAAATGAATGGACAACTCTTAGAAAGCAATATAAGCTTCCAGGTTCAACAATGTTAAATAGAAAACTTGCTTGTGGTGTTCCTGTTGTAGACAAGGATGGTAACAAGAAAGTTGTTAACATGTGGATGGCATGGGCTGAATGGCAATTCGAGCAGGAGTGGTCTGATGAAAAGAACTCAGTTCTTATGTTTGGTACTTCAAACCGTAACTTAAATGGTGAATATCATAACATCGGTAAGTCTGGTGAAGCTATCAGAACAGGTAGTGGTCTGTTAGAGCAAATGAAATATGGTAATACTTATTACTATAATACATTCTCACTCAAGCTTCTTGAAGATGCTCTTTATGAATTAAGTGCAGCAAAACTTGACTTTGGTGAAAGAACATTCATCATTAGAACAGGTGAAATTGGTGCAATCTTATTCCACAATGCTGTTAGAAATGCAATGAGTGGTTGGACTGAATTCCAGGTTAATGCAGATCAACTTGGTGTTGTAAGAAAGACTAATTCTCCACTTAACAAGAATTCTCTTGCAGCAGGTTATCAGTTCACAGAATTCTCTGCACCTAACGGTGTTACTGTTAAACTTGAAGTTGATAACTTCTATGATGATCCAGTAAGAAACAAGGTACTTGATTCAAAGGGTCACCCACTTATGAGTAGCAGATTTGATATTATGTACATCGGTACAACAGATGAACCAAATATCTTCAAGTGTGCTCTTAAGGGCAAGCCAGAGTATCATGGATATCAGTGGGGTCCATTCGGTAACCCATTCACAGGACAGACAGATAATATCAGCGCTTCTTACGATGAGGATTCTGCTGTTCTTCACAAGAAAGCTACATTAGGTGTATGTATTCTTGATCCAACAAGAACTATGTCACTTATTCCAGCAGCACTGGAAGGCTAATTTTAGAAATAAAAATTTTCATAATAGGTAGTAGGCTTTATGCCTACTACCAATTATAATTAAAACAAATTAAAATATATATAGGGAGAAAAAATTATGGCAAATAAGAAGGTAGAAGCTTTAGATAATTTAGACTTTACTGTTGATGATACAGAACAAGCTGAAATTCCGCAGATTCCAGTAAATAATGACTCTTTTACTTAGGTAGGTAGAGTATCTGGAACTAAGAAACATTCTACAAATGGAGAATTAATAAATTGTTTATCTAATAAAACAGTAATAGTACAATATATTCCAAGACAGGGAGCAATAAGTGATCCTAAACATGTAATGTATGGAGGTCTTGCTGAAAGATCTACTATAACATTAACGGTTCCAAGATTAAAATCAGGTACGCTTAAAAATGTACTTATGGATTCAGAGAAAGAATATTTGGAACACATTATGGGATTAGAAGTTGGAGCACTTAATGTATATAACAAAGTAAATAATTTCTGGGAGAATACTACAGAAGGTGGTGTATCTTCTGTAAGACTTTCAAAGTATGATACAAGATTGGATTTAAGTGATCCTATTGACTATATTAAATACAAGATACTTCTTGCAAATAAAGATATAGTTGCTCCTAATCTTCAAGCATTACAGGATAATCCTAAAGCTACATATCAGTTTGTAATTACATCTGATGATATTATCAATACAGCAGCTAAGTCTAAGATGACTATTAAGCAGCAGTGTTATGTAGAATATGGTAAGATTGAGAATAAACCACAGATACTTAAGACTGTTATTGAAACAATTACTGGCAAGCCATTAGCAGCTAATGTTAAGTTAGATGTATTACAGGTTAAAGCTGGTGAATTGTTAGAAGCTCAATCTAAGCTGTTCCTTAAGGTAGTTAGAGATCCACTGTTAGAGAATAAAGTATTAATACAACAGTGTGTTGATGCAGGATTAATCTCTAAGAAAGGTAACTATCTGTATCTTAGAAGTGATAATACTCCTCTTTGTGAGGCAGGTGAAGAACCAGTATTATCTTCAGCAGCTAAATATTTAGGTAGTCCTAAGAGACAAGAACTTAAGTTCAGTCTTGAAGCAAAACTTAAAGCAGAATAATAATAAGGTAGGGGAATACCCCTACCCATAATATATAAATTAATATGGATTCAACAGAATTTTCAAATCAGTTTGATTTACTTTATAATAATATTACTTCTAATCAGGCACCTGGATTATCAGAATACGAGAAAAGTGTATTTTTAACAAAGGCA